TAGTGGTCTTGACATTCAAAATGTTGAGGGTTCATTTGGACACAACGTAACAAGAATTAGTACCATTTATGGTAACTTAAATCTTGTAATGGAACCACTATTTAGAGGGCCGTATGAAAATACAGCTGTTATGGTTGATCTAAATAACGTAGCATACAGACCATTAGTAGGTAATGGCGTATCAAGAGATACACAAATTATCACTAATGTACAAGATCAAAACGTTGATGGAAGAAAAGACATGATTCTTACAGAAGCAGGTCTAGAAATTTCATTACCTGAGACACACACTGTATTGCAGTTCTTTAGTTAAGTTGAATAATAAGGGGGGATGTAATATTCCCCCCTTTATAAAAGGAGAGAGATATGAAGTATAAATCAAAATCAGATGCAATTAAACCTACTGTTATTAGTTCTGTAGCTAAATATAGTGCTGCGGGTAGAGGTATGGGTAAATTGCTTATGGGTGGTGCAGCTGCATTAGGCGTAGGTGCTGGTGCTGCTCTTTTATCTAAGAAAAAGAAAAAGAAGGAAAAATAATGACTATGGTTACTAGAGCAGCCAAGCACATGTTGGCTTTACGTAAAAGAAAAGGTAAAAATAGTTTGTTTAATCCTACTTTAAAACAACTAAGAGATACCTCTAAAAACTTAGATTTAGCTAAAGAGATGGGAATGCAAAAGAAAATGTATAGAGAAACTGGACTAGAGAGTGCAGCTGACGTATTAAGAAAAAAAGGTAAAATGAAACTATGAGCTTACAAACTGAAATAGAAGCAATAACTGGTAGTATTTCAGATATTACTGCAGAAGCTGTATTGTATGCAAACGAAGGAAATAAATTTGTACAAAGAGTTATTTCTAAAAATTCTGCACTAGCAGAAAGGTTAACTTTTGAAAGTGAACTTACTGATGATACTGGATTACCTTTAGATAATGTTATAAATCTTGTTTCTGTAACTAGATTAGATTCCGATGGAGGTAGATATAGAAGTTGCAATCGTATAAGCTACGAATCTAGTAACGACGCATTAGACTCTAATAGTATCTATTTTGCGACTGTAACAGATCCAAAGTATTATTTAGAAGAAAATAGATTAAAAATAGTACCTACAGGACTTTCTGCTACAATTAAAGGCGTAGTAAAACATATAACTCCAGTAGATATTGCTGCTTTAAACATTGCATCAATTAGTAGATTGCCACAAGAATATTTTAGAGGCGTAGTTTTGTATGCAGCTTTACAAGTATTGCATAAAAGAATGAATGAAATAGATAAGCCTACTGGAAGTACTAGTAATTTAACAACTTTAACTGCGGGCCTTGTAAGTACTCCTGCTGATAGAATAGATCAAAATAAATGGTTTGATATTGTAGGAGATTATATTGAGAATGAAGATGTAGAATTAGCAAGTGCGTATTTAAGCAAAATAAATACTTATTTAAGTAATTATCAAACAGAGTTACAAGCAGATATAGGTCAATATCAATGGTACGAAAGTCAATACTTTAAAGTGTCTAGACAATTCGTAGAATTTTTAAATATGTTTTCTAGCGTAAACATGCAACCAACAGGAGCACCAAATGAAGCTACAGGAAATGATTGAAAAAGTACAAAAGCATCATCCAGATCTTGGTAATGTAGAAATAATAAAATTATTAAATCAAGCTTCTGATGAATTTTGTTCAAGAACATTAATATTAGATGAAGCTACTCAGTTTACTACAGTAGCTAATCAACGTTATTATGGACTAAAAGATTCTATATTAGAAATTAAATCTGTAGATATGCAAGACGAAGAAGGTAATACAAAATCAATCAAACGTTTACAGGGTAGACCAGAGTATAGGGATATAACATAATGGGACATTACGAAAAATTAAATTCTAGACAAACAAAACAGCATGTATATTGGGTAGAAAGAGATTCTATTGGTATTGCTCTATACGATGCTAGCAAGTCTGATAAAGAGCTATTTACTAGCGTAGAAGCTGCTCATACTATAACATTATTTTATCATAAAAAAGCTTTGCATTTTGGAGTAGACTCTTCTGGTACTTCAACATTGAATACTACGACATTAATGTCTGAAGATAGTGAATTGCCTACTCAGTTTCATCAATATTTAGTAGACAAGGCAATATCTATGGGATATGAAACAAAACCAGATATGATTCAAATGGCACCTTATTTTGATTCTAAATTTGAAAAAGGAATTAAAGAAGGTAAGACTTTTGCTAATAGAGGCCGTATAAGCGGTAGAAGAAGAATAGTGCAACATAGTTTCTAATGGCTAATACTTGGAGAGTAGGACAATTTGGGTTAACATCGTTTGATGATCACAATTTATCATTAAGCGATTTGATACAACATTTTAATGATGATATTAATAACAATTTTACAGATATACCTACTCCAGATGGTAAGGTAGATCTAGCAGTTTTTACAGATATACCTACTCCAGATGGAAATGTGGATGAACCAACTTATATAATGGTACCACAACCATTGGGTAAAGTAGCAGAACCAGGATATACAAAGGTTCCTGATTCTAATGTGCCTAGTTTTACAAATATACCATTACCAGATGGTAAAGTAGATGAACCAATCTATGAAGATAGAATAAAAAATACATAGGAGATAATTATGGGTGGAAGTTTAACAAGTCCAAATAAGATTAAAGACGTCTATAAAAAAATAGTCTTTTATGATGATAATAAGTTTAAAGTAGACAATGGTTCTTCTGATGTAGTAATTACATCTGCAGAAAATTTTTCTAGCGATACAGAGCAAACATTAGTTAATAAAACAATAGATGCTGATAGTAATACTATTTCTAACTTAGAAGTAGATAATTTAAAATCTGGAGTTTTAGATATAGATATTACAAGTGTAGCAAGTACAGATACTACTATACCTTCTGCAAAAGCAGTTAAGACTTATGTTGATAGTCAAGTAACTGCACAAGATTTAGACTTTCAAGCAGATACGGGTGGAGCATTATCAATAGATTTAGATAGTGAATTATTAACAGTATCTGGAGGAACGGGAGTTGCAACAACTGGAAGTGGTAATGCTATTACTGTAAATACAGTAGATAGTGAAATAGATCACGATAGTTTAAATAATTATGATAGCGATGAACACGTAGCACATAGTTTTGTTACTTTAACAGCTGGAGCAGGACTAACTGGTGGTGGAGATATTACTACTAGTAGAGAGTTTGCTGTAGGAGCTGGTACTGGTATTACAGTAAATGCAAATGATGTTGCTGTAGATACAAGTGTAATTGCTACAAGAACTTATGTTGATGGACAAGTATCAACAGTAAATACTTTAGGAGAAATGACTGATGTAACATTATCTTCATTAGGAAATGGAGATGTTTTACAATACAATTCAAGTTCTTCAGAGTGGAACAATACAAACGAGATAGACGGGGGACCATTTACTGGTTCATAAAATAGGAGAGAAAAATGGCAAATAATGTAATTAAAATGAAAAGAACTGCCTATAATGCATCAGGCGTACCTCAGGCAAGTGAAGTACAATATGGTGAATGGGCATGGAGTAATAATGACAGTAAAATGTATTTTACAGCTGCAGATACTTCAGATGGTAGCGATAGAATACTTTATATTAGAGATTTAATTCCTGATGCACTTTCTGGTGGAAGTGCTGCTGCAAGAGGTAAAGCATCTTTTAATAGTACTAATTTTAGTGTTAATAGTGGTTATGTAACAATAGCAACAGGCGGTGTATTAAGCACCAACCTTGCAGCTAATTCAGTTGTAACAGATAAAATACAAGACAATGCAGTTACTGCAGATAAAATTGTAGACAATATAGCATTACCTGGTAATTGTAGTGTAACAGGAGACTTTACTGTTGATGGAGATTTGACAGTAGACGGTACAGTAACTTCTGTAAATAGTACTGAAGTAACAATAAATGACAAAAATATTGTATTAGCAAACAATTTAAGTGGAGACCCATTAACAACAAGTACTTATACAGGTTCTGGTATTACTATCGGTACAAACGCTTCTGCACCAAAATTAACATGGAATACTGCTGCAAGTACAGATGCAGACTACTGGTTATTTAGTCACAAGACTAAAATTACTGGTGGTTTATATGAGACTGAAATTGACGGCGGCGATTTTACTGGAGCATAATAGATGTCTAATACTATTAAAATAAGAAGAGGGAGTGGTGTACCTACTGCAAGTGATTTTGCTGCATACGAATTAGCTTATGACTATACTGGTAACGACTTATATGTTAAAGTTGGTAGTAATATGGTTAAGGTTAATTCTGAAGGTTCAGGTACAGTAACTAACGTAGTTGCTGGAAATGGTCTTTCTGGAGGTGGAACTGTTACTGCTACTTTAGATTTAGATTTTAGTGAGTTAACGGACATGACTGGAGATATATCTGGTACTACTGAATTTATCTTACAGAACGGAACCACAGAATCACGTAAAGCTGCAAGTGAAATAAAACTTACTGCTTTTGATGCAACAGGGTTTACTATAGCTGGTACAGTAGACACAAGTGGAACACCAGTAGCTAGTGAATATGCACGATTTACAGATGCTAATACTATAGAAGGTAGAAGTGCAGCTGGTGTAAGAACTGACTTAGGTCTTGTTATTGGTACTAATGTTCAAGCACAAAATGATTACTTACAAGATATTGCAGATTTAAGTACAGATAATGCTGCTCAAGATGGATATGTATTAGCTTATAATGATGATTATCCAAGATTTGAATTAGTAGAACAAAGTAGCGGTATATCTTTTAATGGCTCTACTGCTAATGGATTATTGACTTATGGTAATAGCACCACAGCAGATGTAGAATTTAATCTTACTTTTGATGGAAGCACATTAGCATTAACTGGAGATTTAAATGTAGGTAGTGGAGATTTCTTTGTAGATGATAGTGCAGGACGAGTCGGTATAGGAACTAATTCACCAAGTAAAAAGCTACACATCAAAGATTCTACAAATGAAATAGTTGTACTCGAAAGTTCAGATACTCATACTGATATAGTTGGTATGGATACTGGAGGTTCTTCAAGATTAAGATGGACTCAAGGATTTTTTCAATTTTATACTGGTGGTGATGCAAGTAGTGCTTCAGCAACTAATTCTTCATTTGCTATGGAAATTGATGGAAATCAAAATGTTGGTATTGGTACTACTTCACCTTCAGAAAAATTACACGTTTATGGTTCAGTAGATAATGATGATGTGGCAGTACACATTCAAAATGCTTTTGATGATGATAGTTCTGCTACTCCACCAAGTGCAGCTTTAACTTTTACTACTGCAAGTAATAATGCTTATTTAAGAGTATTTGGTGCTCCTGCTAATACAGCAGATAATCATAAAATAGAATTAGGTAGTACAGCAGCTTCAAGTTATATCACTTTTAAACCTTCAGGTTCTGAAGCAATGAGAATTCAATCTGGAGGAAATGTTGGTATAGGTGCAGTAAGCAATATAAATGAAAGATTATATGTTTATCATCCATCAAGTGCAGATGTTTTAGGTGTTGTCGGTGTTGGCACTGCAGGTAGCACAAATTTTGCTAATATTAATTTTAGAAATTTATATAGTACTGCAACTGGAGATAGTGCTATAATAGGTTGTGATACTGGTAGCACTACTGATACAGGAGAGTTAGTATTTTCTACTTCAGCTGGAAGCAATAATGCTGCAGAAAGAATGAGAATAGACTCATCAGG